GCATTAAACCGCCCATCACTACATTGTCCTTGAAGCGTTCGTTCTCAATGCTTACAAGTTCAATTTCAGGGTGATCTGTAGCCTTTACAGGTGTCCAGCCTTCTCGTAATTTTGAAGAAACATTGGTTGGATCAGGCTGTCCATTAGTAGCCACGCGAACCCAGTGAAAAGTATAACCCTCTTGCGGTACAGGATTAGGTAGTAACTCCGGCCTAGTCCATGCTTGCTTACGGGTTTTCTTCGCTGTGGTGTCCAGTTCTCTGTCTAGTCTATTCTCAGCCATTAGTCTTGTTTCCTCAGTAATTTAGCAGCCTGTTTGGCGTAGTCTTCTAGGGTAACGCCTAGTCGTTTCGCAAGAGCAACCTGTGTTTGCGATAGTGTCACCTTTCGGGGTGACGTGCTCCGCGTAGCGGGTGCAACCACATTGCTCGATTTTTTCCGTCCTGCTGGTTCGTCTTCTATATCCTCGTCAAACTGCTCTGGAAATACCTGACGCATACGAGAATTAATCTTCTCGTAGTATTCATCCGATTGAGGGTCAGTACCCGCTTTCGTCAATTTCGTGTGCAACCCCAACGCGAATGCCGTCATTTCGTCATCGGCTCCAAACCACGAGTTTGTTTCACGCCATACTTCGGCTTTTTCATCTCGTGCCACCTGTTGTGGTGCACTTACCGGTGATTGAACAGCATTTCGCTGCGGTTGTAAAGTTCCAGTTACTCCAGTAGTAGCACGGGGTTTTAAGCCGCCAACTTTGTCCATGCGAATTTGCGCAGCGTTAAGTGCTTGTTGCGCTTCGACAATAGAATCTGTCTCTCCACTGTCGTAAGCATCTTTGTATTGCTTCTTAGCAATAGAAACTTCGCCCTCAACCTGTTTCTTAGCTGACTCAATAAGCGTGTTGTGGTTGGTATCAACTGTACCTTTTAGTTGCTTGTTCTCATTGACCAACTGCTTGGCATAGCGTTCAAGTTCTTCCCGCTCCCGCTCAGCTGTCTCCTTAGCCCTACGTTCGTCGTGGTAGCCCTTACTAAAGTGCTGTATCCGCTTCTTAACCTTGTCAGAGTAGTTTTCTAACTCATCGTTAGTAATTTCTTCAGGGGGTGCAGATGGGGTGCGTCCTCGGTCAGCTTTGGGAGTGTCATCCACCACCTCAACTTCTACTTCCGCTTTTTTCTTGGGCTTACCTATTACTTCTCGCCCAACGGCCCCCTCAACTTCTAGCTCAAACTCCGCTTCGTTTCCATCTACTTCTACTTCCACGCTTCCGGCTTCCTTTTTATCAGGGTCTGGAAATTCAAACTCTACTTGTTGCATAGGCATATCTATTACTCCTTAAGCACGAGTGATTCCACTCGGATCATTAACAACAGCTTCAATTGAATCGTCATTCATCAGACGATACTCTTGAGCACCCACTTTAAAACGTGTACCAGTATTGGCTCGAAACATTACAAAGTCCCCGGCTTCACACCAAGGCCCAGTAGGGAATCGCTCCTTGTCTGAGTACGCTTGCTCACCCATATCAAGCACAACTCCTATCGTAGACAGGATGTACTCCTCATGGAGAGTTTTAGCTGCTTTCAGAATACCACCTGAAAACGTCTCTTCTATGTTCGGCAGGGCCACAAGTACTCTGTATCCCACAGGTTTAGGGATGAGTGCTTCCATCTCTTCCTGAGATACTTCTCGTGTTAGCTCCTCCGTTTCTATCTTTTCTTGGCGCTTCAGCTCTAAAGCTGTCATTTCAGTCATCGTTGTCTTCCATGTAGTTACGCGAAAGGTCATTTACTTCTCGTAATGCGGTGTCCAGACCTCGAATAACACCACACACTTCCTTATACCCGGCAAAGTCTTTAGCCCCACCTGAGTTTAAGAATTCTTCGCTGGCTTCTTTATGGGCCGTAAGTTTGTCGTTCAGCACGTCAAAGACGGTTTTAGCCATTACTAACGCTCCCTATACGCAATGCGTAATGTAGATAACGCATGTGCTAGGTTTAATGCTGCTTGAGAGGACTTCATAGCTTCGTTAGGCTCCTCTATTGTGGCATCGTGGCTAAGGCAATACATCGCCCTTAGCATTTCTCTTTCCACCTCTGCCTGAGAATTATACTGTCCATCATTTATATTCTTGGGGTCACGGGTTGTATCTCTCATAGGGTTCTAACTCCTGTGGTTTTAAGGTTATCTATCCGTTTATTTAGCTTTCTTTTTTGCCGTAGCAGACAAGTCATTTAAGTGGAATAACCTCACACTACCTTTAGTATGGTTTTTCCCACTGTGCAAAGTGCCATCAGGCATCTTGTGTGAGTTACCCGTGAACAAAGTTCCGTTTCTTTTGTAGTGTTTAACACCTTCCATATTACCTGTCCTCCCGGTTATCGCGGTCAGCCTCGTCCCTATCTCTCTCAGCTTCGGCTTGGGTACGTTTTTCTTCCTCTGAAGCCTTAGCCATATCCAATATGACTTTAGCCTCAGCTACATCGTTTTTAGCTTCTGACTGTTGGTTCTGTGCAGCTATGCGGCTAGCTTCCAACACTGCTGTGGTTTGAGCTTTATCCTTGTCCAGAGCCAGACGCTCTTGATCGAGTGCTCCATCCATAGCATCTTTAGCAGCCTTGCGCTGGAGTTCCCCTTGCTTGATCTGAAGCTCAGCTTGTTGCATCTGGATAAGCGGGTCTTGAGCCTGTTGCTCGGCTTGTTGCTGCGCTGCCTGTGCTTTCTTCTGCTCAGTAAGCTGTATAGCCGCTCTTGACTGTAGCCCTGCCAACCTAACTTCAAACTTTTCAGGCAGCTCTTCGTTGGGTGGAGGTAACGGTTGACCCAATTCTATTTCTATCTGCTGTCTATATAAGAACGCTGTATGCTCCGCAATATGGGCCTGTAGTGCCCCCATGATCTGGTTAGCCATAGGGTTTTGCCCAATAGTCGCTGCGATCTGTGGGTCTTCTATGAAGGCTTGGTGCGTTGCAATGTGAGCCTCGTGGTTCTGGTAGATAAACGCTGTTATGGGAGTGAGGTTTAGTGCGTTCATGTTCTCACTAACTGGATCAACCGGAGCCATGTCATCGTCTGTAGGCACTAGCTTGTCTGCGTTCTTAATCCCTATCACCTCAATCATCTGGCGATGTAGTTGTGGTAGGTCGTATATCTGTGGGGCAGCCTGTGCCATTTGCATAACAGTCTGATACTGCACAACTCTCTGTGCCATCGTGCTGCTATTGGGATCACTGACAGGAATTACTTCCACCGTGGCGTAGTCGTCTTGACGTGCGCGTTGTTCACCACGATCAGGCATGTACGTATACTCTACGGGTGCGTACTCAGACATAATTGCCCGCAGGAGTTTAAATTCCTGCTTCATGGCGTAGTGAACACGGGATTGCACCGCTGCCATTGGCTTTAAGGTACGCTCAAGTAGAGCTAATGTTGTGCCGACAGGTGCGTTTGCACTCATATCGGAGATGTTCATGTCTGATATAGCGCCTAATCTACGGCCTTCTTCAGTGATCTTGTCCAATAGAGCCAATAGTGTCTGACTAGGCTCTTTATAGGGTAATGGCAGGATATTCTCGCGTATTGACCCACTAGGTACGTCAACATCACGGAATTCACCCGGTCCAATGGGGGTATCGTCCCCTTTTACCCGTAATCCGCGTGATTTTAGGCCACCGGGTAGGTTAGAAAGGGTACCCGCGTCAACTAATTGACGGATTATAGAGGTTCCTGCGCGTGCATAGCCTCCAATAATGTGAATTAAACCAAGACCATAGAAACCAAACCCCGGAACGTACACATAATGGACAAAATGTTGACGCTTTAGCTTCAACGGATCGTCAGGATTCCAGTTTCTACGTACTGCCAGCACTGTTCCAGTGCCTTGTTCTATAGTTACTACATAAGGTAGGGCTATTTGCAGGGGTTCCCCTTCCTTTCTGTCCTCTCCACGGGCTAATCCCATACCGCGAGGGCGTTCTCGCTCCGGCTGATCTATCTCATCAAGGATTAAGTCGGCGTGAACCTCATATAACGTGTAGCGATTGTCATCATTTATAGAGAAACCGCTCTCTTTAGCCTTCTGCTCTTCAATATCGGTAGTAAAACTAATCGGTTCACCTAGTTCCACGTTCCTGTAGAACCCTGCATCTTGCAGTTTGGTCACATCATTCTTGGTTTTACGCATTATGTGCGTAACCCGCTCTGCGGTTTCCAAGTTAGACGCGCCGTAGGGCACAACCATGTCCTCGGCAGGTATGTACAGAGCTACCTGACGGTCTAAATTAGGGTCAAAGTACACCTTTTTGAAGGCTGAACCGGCTAATCCTAGGCTGTAGAGCATGCGTTCGTGCTCTGGCCGGTACTCAGACATCACGTCTGTCAGCTCATAGTTCATGTCTGTTTCAACACGCAGGGCTGCATCTTCTTTCTCACGGGTAATCTCACCCAAAATCTGTGTTTTAACAGGGCCGCCAGCGGGGAAAGTCTCGCTCATAGCTTCTGCTTGGAAACGGATGGCCGCTTCTGCTAGAACTGTGCTGTACACACCACAAGCATTTTCCCAAGGCTCGACACGGTTCTCGTAGTTAAACCCCAGTACTTGCATACCCCTGACGTAGGTATCCGCCCATTCTTTGCGGCTTTGGGTATCTGCTTCTACTTCAGCAATTAATTCTGAGGACAACTCAGTGAGCTGGCCGTCTTCCATGTAATCAGCTAAGTTAGCGTCGAACGGCGCGTTCTCAATATCATCATCCACACGATCCGATACCAAAGTGATCTCAACACTGCCATCCTCCAGCATGTTTATATCGGGCGCTTCGATCTCTATTTCTAGGGCTTCTTCTACTTCAACCCCGTCTATGCCTTCTGGCATACTGTATAAACTGCGCTCAATTGCCATTAGTAGAACCCACCCCTGCGTTGTTTGAAGTATTGAATATCATCTGCTTGGTCTGACGGTAGCCGTATAAACCCACCTTTGCGAAACCGCATTAGCGCCATAGAGGTAGAGTCCACGTAGTCATCATGCTCCCCTGCTGGGAAACTAGCTACTTCTTCCATAACCTCTTCCGCCCAATGCCTGTTGGGAATCCACACCATACCAGAAGCAAACAAGTCAGACACCGAATTAAGACGCGTTATCTTGTCATTGCCCCGTGTCGGCGTATACTCCTGCACCGGTATTCCCATAGCTCGCATCTCATATATCAACGGTGCTCCCGATGCTTTCTTCTCCACTATTAACGAGTCTGGTTGCCACTCGTCGTACTGCTCTATCGCTACTTTCTTAAGCTTAGGGAACTCCATCCGCTCCCTAAACGCATTCAACAATATGATGTTGGCCTGCGGATTACCCACATCGTCGTCGTGGTAGAACACCCCCCACGTTGTGCATGCGGAGTAGTCAGCTCTGTTAGTCTTTTCAAACGCCGTGTCCCACGACATCAGAATATAATCACACGGTGGCGGCTCTTCCTCTTCCCAAATCTTCCACCACTCCCGCTTAACAATAGCCGAAGTCTCTGACGTGGGGTTCTGCTGGTACTGCGCCATCCACTTAGCGTTGGGCAGCTCTAACTGCAACGCCTGTAACTGATCCTTGGGCCAGAACTCAGGCCACATGGGGTTGCCCGATGGCATAATGGCAGGAAATTCAATGACTTCCCACTCATCTCCTCCACGCTGTGCGGACGCTTTCAGTACCTTAGCTGTCAGGTCACGCAAACTCCACCGCGTCATTACGATCACGATAGCCCCACCGGGCTGTAGCCTCTGCCGTGGGCCTGACGTATACCACTCGTAAGTCTTGTCGTATATCTCTGGAGAAGTTTCCGCCAGAGCTGCCTCTTGCTCCGAGTGTGGGTCGTCAATAATGAGCAGGTCTGCGCCTTTACCCGTTACTGCTCCACCCACACCAATAGCGAAGTAGTCCCCGCCCTTACTGGTGTTCCACCGCCCCGCTGCCTTTGAGTCACTCTGCAAACTCAACGTAGGAAATATCTCCCTGTAGGCATCCTGATCCACAAGGTTACGTACCTTACGGCCAAACCCTACAGCAAGTTCTGCTGTGTGTGACGTTTGGATAACCTTCTTGTCTGGATACTGCCCCATAAACCAAGCAGGCAAAAGATAGGAAGCAAACTCAGACTTAGTATGACGAGGAGGCATATTAATAATGAGGCGCTTACAATCGCCACGAGCGACTCGCTCGAATGCCTCAGCCATTTTTGCATGGTGCCCTCCACTAATAAACACAGGCCACATCTGTTTCACGAATTCAAGAAACTTAGTCTGGGCCTTCTTCTGCTTCTTTAGCTTATTTAAGTGCTCTAGTTCTGCTAGTAGCTTCTCTTGTTCCAGCTGCGAAAGCATGGGTAATATTGTCGGTATATCCTTCAGCGATATATTGTCGAACGGACTCGGTTCAGGCATCTTCTACGTGCTCTAGTTCCTCGTCTTCAAACAAGCCCATTGCCTCGCTCACGCTGTCCTCTAGTGAGGTTGTCTCTACTACAGTAGCGTTAAGGAGATTCTTCACCCTTTCTTTAATCGCTTTCTCTAAATCTTCTGGGTTCTTGTAGTTAATTGTTAGCTCACTACGCTCGGTAAATATACCAATGTCGCTGTGTTTTCCTAGCAATTCCAATGCCTTAAGCTCAAACCGGGGGTCACCACAGTTAGCAAGTTCCATTAGTTTATTTGTTATAGCCCCCCGTGCTTCCGATGCGTCCATAGCCAACTGCTGGCCGTACATACGCAGGAAGGATGCTGCCGCAAAAGCAGTGGGTGGGTGAGACAGGTTGGATACTTTCTTGCGCTCAGTAACGGCGCGTATTAAGGCTTGCTCTCGTTCAGCATTTTCCTCGGAGACTTCTAGCGAAGCGCCTAAGGACACCTGTAATTCTACTGTGTTACCCGCCACAGCTACTTCTTCAACGGGAGTTGAAGCTTTCTCCTCAGACAAGTCGTAAGGAACGGGGTGTTCTTTGGTGGGTTCTACATTTACTACGGGCATGTCGCAGGTATCCAATACCGGTTTTGCGAAGTATATGGGATTACTTGAGTAGGTGCAATCCATACGGGCGTAAGAAGGAAAGAAGGGGCACAAGAAGGAAAGAAGAAGGAAAAATAATAC